CCGTGAAACACCTGATATGTTTTGGACTAAGAAACTAGGTGTCCCAAATTTTACTCCCAGACTAGCATTACAACTATTAGGTACAGAAGTACTTAGAAACCATTTCGATCAAGACATATGGCTTAACAGTTTGGAATACAGAATGTTAAAACAGCACCAAGCAGATCCTTGTACTGTGGTTAGTGATGCCAGATTTAGAAACGAATTAGATTTAATCAAAAACATGGGCGGAGTTATTATTTGGGTACAACGTGGTGAAATACCTGAATGGTTTGAAACAGCAAGTGCGGCTCATAAAAATGTTGTAAGTAGAAAAATTATGACAACAAAATACAAAGACATTCATGAGAGTGAATGGAATTGGGCAGGTTACCCAGTTGATTACATTATTAATAATAATGGCACCCTTGAAGATTTAGCCAAGCAAGTAGAAGATATCAGAGATTGGCAAACAGGAGTGTTCAAAGACACTCTTAAAGTAGTATAATACCTACTAATACCATACAATTCCTTAAATACACAATAATTCAAATATTTGATAAATAACATTAATACAACAGTATTGATCAATACAAATAGGAGAAAAGAATGGCAACATTAACATCACCTGGAGTAAGTGTAACAGTATCAGATGAGAGTTTTTATGCTCCTGCTGGTACAGGTAGTGTTCCTTTAATAGTCATAGCGACTGCACAGGATAAAACAAGTCCTGACTGAACTGGAACATCTGCATATACAACTTCAGCAACAGCCGGAAAACTTTATAAGATTTCTAGCCAAAGAGAATTATTACAGAATTATGGTAACCCAACATTTAAATCAAGTGGGTTAACACAGTTACATGGTAGCGAACAAAACGAATATGGTTTACTATCAGCATATAGTTTCTTAGGAATAGCCAATAGTGCTTATGTTCTAAGAGCAAATGTTGATCTTAACGATCTTACAGCATCAGCAACAGCACCAACATCAGCACCAGCAACAGGAAGTTACTGGTTAGATACTGCATCTTCAGTAATTGGAGTTAAGAAGTGGTCAGGAAGTGCTTGGGTTAAGCAAACTGTTAAAGTACCAGCAAGTACAGATTTAGCATCAGGTGATGTTCCTAAAACATCATACGGTATTAAAGATGATTACGCAGTTGTATATTATACAACAGCAGGTGCAACAGCATCAACAATTAAAGTATATCAAAAGACAACAAATACTGCTTGGGACGTAATTGGAAGTTCAGACTGGACAACTAATACATCATCAGCAGATTTCCAAATTGGTGATCACAGTGATTTACCTTCAACTAGACAAGGCGGCGGAAGTTTAGTAGCAGGCGATGCCTTCTTACAACAAAACATTTTAAGCAATGGTACTGATCTAAGTATTAAACTATATGACGGTAGCACTAAATTATTTACTGCACAAACAGTATATGCAAGAAAAACAATGGAAGATGCATTTGGATCTAGTTATCACGGTGCAACACCAGTTGTTGGTGATCTTTTTGTAGACGTTGCAGGCGTTGGACAAGGAAATGAACAAGCATGGTTTACACCTAAAAGACATAACGGAACGACTTCAGTAACTGCAGAAAGTTCTGCGGCTCTAGATGGAAGTGAAACAGTAGTTTCAGCACATGCTAGTAAAGTTAGTTTAATTATGCAAGTTAATGGTGGTTCAAATGTTGATGTAACATTTAGTACTGATACTGATGCTAACGGTAATTCAAGTGTTGAAGATATGATTATAGATATCAATTCAGCAATTTCATCTGCTAATGCAACATTATCTCACACAGCAGATATCATTGCAACTAATAATAGTGGAAAAATAAATATTACTAATAGTGCAGGAAGAGACATTTTATTAATGGCAGGTAACGTTGCAGGATTTGGTCCAGCTCAACTTAACCTAACAGCAGATGTTCCTTACAGTAACTTTGAAGCATTAAGTTTCACAGCAAAAGCAACTACATTAACTGGTACTCTAGCAAATGATACTCTATGGTATGATGCTACAGTAAGTACAGCAACAGTTGACTTGCTTTATAATAATGCTGGTACATGGGCTTCTTATACAGGTGATGTACAAGTAGCATCTACACAACCAACTGTACAAAGTGATAAAACTGCTTTACAAACTGGTGATATATGGATTGACGGTAGTGACTTAGAAAACTATCCTAAAATTTACAAGTATACATCTACAGCACTTTGGGCATTAGTTGATAATACAGACCAATTAACACCAGCAGGTGTTATATTTGGTGACTTTAGAGCAACTAAGGCAGGTTCATTAATTAGCTCAGCAAACGGATTACCATCTCCTACATTATACCCAAGTGGTATTTTAGCATGGAACAAGATGGCAAGTGGTGGTAATGTTAAGAAATATGACAGCACTTCTTCTCTATGGAAAGACTATAGTGGTAATAAAGCAGACGGCTCACCTCACATGTTGAGAAAGGCCCAGAGAAAAGTTGTTGTTACAGCTCTTCAATCAGCGATCACAACTAACCAAGATATCAGAAATGAAACAAACCGTTTCAACATTCTAGCAGTTCCTGGATATCCAGAACTTTCAGATGAAATGATTTCACTTGGAACAGATCGTAAGAATACTGTGTTTAGTATTATTGATGCTCCATTAAGATTGGCCGCAGACGCAACAAGTACTTCTAACTGGATTAATAATACAGCAGTTACAACAGAAAATGGAGAGGACGGACTTGTTTCTGCTTCACCATATGCGGCTGTGTATTACCCACATGGATTATCTACTAACCTAAACGGTACAAGTGTTATGGTTCCTGCAAGTCATATGGCTTTAAGAACATTAGCATTTAACGACCAAGTGGCGTTCCCATGGTTTGCACCAGCAGGATTCCAAAGAGGATTAGTAAGTAATGCATCTGGAACTGGTTATTTAAACTCTGCAACAAGTGAGTTTACAGCGGTTGCTTTAAGTGAAGGACAAAGAGATAGTCTTTACATTAATAAAATTAACCCAATTGGAAACTTCCCTGGAAGAGGAATAGCGATATTTGGACAAAAAACTTTAAACTCAGTGTCAAGTGCATTGGATAGAGTGAATGTTGCAAGATTAGTTGTTTACCTACGTGAACAATTAGATGACGCAGTTAAGCCATTCTTGTTTGAGCCAAACGATGAAGTAACAAGAACAAATGCTAAAGTAGTTGTTGATAGACTACTTGGTGAACTTGTTTCTCAACGTGGATTATTTGACTTTGTCACAGTATGTGATACATCAAATAACACAGCGGCTAGAATTGATAGAAACGAATTGCATATTGACGTTGCTATACAGCCCGTTAAAGCAGTTGAGTTTATATACATTCCGATTAGAATTCAAAACACATTGGGTTCTACAGCATAAGTTAACTTTAACTAAGAAAAAGGGCAGTTTTTACTGTCCTTTTTTGTGAATGAATTATATACACAGTTAACCTTTTTTGGCTCAGAGTGATAAATATTCGTATATAATAGTTCTAGGAGAACAATATGGCAGTATCAAGTGCAACAACAGAGACTAAAAGTAAATTTGGTGTTCCGGTAACGGGTAACACAGGTTCAGGCGTTTTAATGCCTAAACTAAAATATAGATTTAGGGTTAGTTTTTTAAATAATTTTGGAGGCAATGCAGAAACTAAAGTTTTAACGCAGAACATCCAATCTGTAACTAGACCTAAGATTTCTTATGAAGAACAGGTTATTGACAGTTACAACTCTAAAGTATATGTTCAAGGTAAACATACCTGGGAACAAATCAACGTTACTATACGTGATGATATCACTAACCAAGTAGCAAAGCAAGTTGGCGCTCAAGTACAACGACAGTTAAATCACTTCCAACAATCAAGCCCAGCGGCTGGTGGCGACTATAAATTTGACATGCAAGTAGAAATACTTGATGGTGTTAATGCAGGTGCTACAGAAGTTTGGTTCCTTGAAGGATGTTTCTTAACTAATGTAGATTACAGTGATGGTGACTATAGTGCAGGCGATCCTGTACAAGTTATCTTACAGATTAGATACGATAATGCAATTCACTTTGAAGGTGATAATGACATTAATGGTAGAACTGTAAGTGGTAACCCATTCCCTGATACAGTGAGCACAGGTTCTGGTATACTAGGTTAAGGAGTAATCCTTAATGGAGTTTCTAAAATCAGGCAACGGACGGAGGTTCTTTCTTAAGGACTTCCGTAATGCCGAGCAATTTAAACCACATATTGCTCCGCCTAGACAAAAGTTTCAAGGGTATGTTAATTTCATAATTAATAGAAAATTAATAGATAACTTAGAAGACAGTTCCATCTTTAGAACACGAATTTCTTCTTTGATAAGAACTGCGACATTACCTGAAGTAAACTTTCAAACAGAAATAAAAAACTCTTTTAACCGTAAAAAAATTATACAGACTGGTGTTGAACTATCACCAGTTAGTATGACGGTGATGGATACAATACAAAATGAATGGTTAACATTATTTATGAAGTATTACTCATATCATTATATGAATCCTAGAAATAAATTTGAAGGCATAGAACGTGATACACCTTATCAAGGTGGAGACATGCACAGTGGCTATCAAGAATCTAAATTTGGTAAAGTTGGAACAGACGCTAATAATATGTTTGCTTGGAATAGTAATGATTTCGGAATGAATTTGTCTGTAACCAAAAACTTTTTTGAAAGAATAGATATTATATTATACCATGGAAATAAAGGAGTCCAATATTCATTATTCAATCCCATGATGAAAGGATTTTCTGCAAGTGAGTTAGATTACTCCTCAAGTGAAGTAATGGACTTTAAACTTGATTTCGAATACGAAAACTTTACTACAACAAATGTATATAACTTTGATTTAAGTGAACAGGATAAGTCTAGATTTGAAAATATGGCAGGAGTTGAACTACCAGGAATGGGTGGTCCAACTACAACACCAACTGCATTAAATGATCAAACACTTACAGTACTAGGATTAGCAGATAGTGACAAAACTAGACGACCTAGATCAGCTCAACCTAAAACAGGTGGACAAACAGGAACAGATTCTTATAATTTAAATAATAATATGAATACCCCTCTTGCTTCTCCGGAAAATACAGATGCACAAGGACTTTACACTCCCAGTAAACTAGCAGAAGACAGCGGTGAGAGTGGATTTTTTGGAGGCATAAGTGATTTTTTAGAGGATAATCCTTTTGGAAGAATGATAGATAAAGGATTGTCAGCGGCCATAAATGGTCAAGACATGGCATCTATTTTAAAAAATGCATTAACTGATGAAGTGAATTATGCAATAACTAATCCAGAAGGCGAACCAGATATATTTAATTCTGCTAATAAATCAGAAGCAGATAAAAGTGATAAAGAGAAAGAGAATGCCAATCCGGCAGGAACAGGTACTTAATAATGAGCACATCACTATACGATACATTTGGTAACGAAATACAATATAATGTATTACAATCTACATTAACAACGTTTTTAGAAAATGCAACAATTAAATTTCCACTACCACAAGCAAGTTCTCAAATTTTAGGTGACTATGCAGAAGATTCCGTTATACATATAGACGGTAATATGTTAGAGCAAATACAATTAAGATTGGAAAAATTAGGATTCAAAAAACCAAATGCTAGAGCATTATCGGTTGTACTAATTAAAGTTGCACAACAACAAGGTATCTCTCCTATAGACTTCTTTACTATTAATGAAAATACTTTAAATATAACTAAACAAGCATACGAGGCTATCAATGCTCTAAGACCGGATGGTAGTAGAGTTAATCTTGTAACACCTAAAAATAATTCTAAAAGCCCTGTTAATAAACTATTAAAGGCTTAACATGGCCAAGTATCAACAAGGATTATACGAAGTCCAAAACAAATCTAAATTTGTAGGAAATAAGCCTCCTAAATATCGCAGTAGTTGGGAATTAGCATTTATGCGTATGTGTGATGCACATCCTAATATTACTAAATGGGCAAGTGAGAATGTAAAAATTCCTTACAGAAGTCCTGTAGATGGCAAGTATCATAATTATATTCCAGACTTTATGTTGCAATATACCGATAAAGAAGGTAAGCAACATGTCGAACTAATAGAAATTAAACCCGCTAATCAGACTACTTTAGAGAATGCTCGTAACAGAGGACAAGCCATACAAACGCATATAAACGCCGCTAAGTGGACTTCAGCACAAGAGTGGTGCAAACGTAAAGGAATACGTTTTAAAGTTATCAACGAAGATCAAATATTCTCAAATAAAAAACCACGTAAGGCGAAAAAACGCATCTCTAAACCTAGAGTTAAATAAATACTATTATGACTAAGAAACTAGAAGAAGAATTTAACTTACCTCCTATGGAAGAAGTTACTATAACGGAAGAGTCTATACCTACTGTACAAGAATCACAGGAGGTCATAGCAGAGGTCCAAGGTGCTTTAAGTGTAAGTGAAAAGATAAACTTGGCCTTTAGAGACATTAGAGGACTGGAAGATCACGAAGTTGAAATGAACGACATAGCAAAAAAGGCTATTACTAGTTATGAACAATTAATGAGTTTAGGTATGAATGTTAGTGATATGGCGGCTGGTAAAGTATTTGCGGAAGCAAGTAACATGCTTAAGATAGCCCTAGACGCCAGTGATGCCAAAACCAAAGCCAAACTACAACAAATAGACTTAATGCTTAAGAAAGCCAGAATAGATAAGTTTGATAACAAGGGTACTGAAACAGAGGCAGTACAGGCCACAGTATTTGATAGAAACGATCTATTAAGAATTATTAAAGGTGAGAGTTAGGTCTTAACCACTCCCCATTCCTAAATACAACAACTTCCCCATACTGGTCTAAAGAGTGTTCTCCTTCTACAGGATTTTGTGGTTCTTTTACATTTATTTTTGTCATACAATTATTTAGCAAAAATATTTAGAATCTGATAAATAAGTATAACAACGGAGTTTAAAAAATGAAACTTAAAGAATATATAACAGAATCATTCAATAAAGAATACGGCTACAGATTAAAGTTTGCCGCTGATTGTGGTTCTGATCAAATGGACATGTTAGAAAAATGTCTAGACAAATATAACTTAGTCAGTGCTACACCTTTTAAAAGAACACCTATAGAAGAGAATCCTAAGGAGTTTTTCAGAGCAAAAGGTACAACATGTACATCTGAAGTATGTAGTACAGATATTATTCTAAAGTATCCAGTCAACGAAAGAATACTTGAAGTATGGTTAGCAGTAAACATGGGCTTAGATCATGAAAGAGTTATTGCTATGGGTATTAAAGAACCTAGAAGAATAGAATCTGAAATTGCACAACAAAGAGCAACTGACGATGTAGATAGACAAGTTTCAGAAGAAGATGCTTTACTTAATGATGAGAATATGGAACACTACGAAGCACAAAACGAAGAAATAGATTTCAAAGCAAACTTCTTTGGTGAAGAATATAACAAAGCATTTTTAGAAGAACTAGCAAAAATTAAAGCAGAGAAAGGTGCAGACTATTTCCGCAACTACCCAAGCAAAGACGAATTAATGGGTGATGATCTAGCAGAACTAGGTGCTCAAATGCATGGACTACCTAATATGGGTAGAGGTGCAGAAAGCACTAAACATGTTGCGAGTATAAGCCAGCATTCCTCAGGTAAAGTATAATGAAAAAAGAAAATTTTATAGCAGAAGCAGATGATTCAGGAATGTATAATCAGCCAGGCTTATCAACAGGTGATATTAGCAAAGTAAGAACGCAAGGTAAAGAGCAGGGTTTAGGCGGTTTAAATACAGCCAGACTACAACGTGCAATTGAACTAAGTTCTAAAGGTATGCAAATGCCAGCCGCAGAATCCGAGCAAGTAGGTCTTCTTTTAAAATTAAGCAATCCCATAATACAAGCAGGCATGACTCCTGCTCTAGTACAATTATCTAAAAGAGCTAATCAAGCCATAGCACAAAGAACTGATGCTGTTAAAAAGGATTTAGATGTTCCTACAGCACAAAGAAACCAAGAGGATCCACTTGATCCTAATTGGAGAGCTAAGTTGGGTCTCGAGTCTGTAGAAGAAGAAATTGAATTAGATGAAGACATGTCAGCACTAAGAAATGCTATTGATAAAATGAACGGTGGTGATAAAGCATCAACTCAACAAGCAATAATGGCTATAACACGACTTAAATCAAACGAACAACCTGGTGCATATTCTGGAGCTCTATGGGCATTCATTAAACCTTATGTTGATAGTTTAGAACAAGGTGGTACAGCCGCAGTAAATAGATATCAAGATGTTGAAAATGCATATAAAGATAAAGAACCTCAAGCACAACCTGAACCAGAAGTAACTGAACCAGTTGAACCTCAAACCAAAGATAATACTTTTAACACAGGTGAACGAGCTTCGCATTCTACTTTAGGTGATGTAACATTAATTAAAACAAATGCAATATTAGATGCAGATGAAATACAAGTTCAGTCAAAAGATGGAGCACTTCATACAGTTAAAAAATCAGATATGGTAGATGCAGAAACTACAGAATCAATAGATATGAACGAGCTAAGAAAACTAGCAGGACTTTCAGAAGCAATGAGCGATATGTACGGTGATACAGTTTCTGAAGAATCAGAAGACAAAGAGACAGTCACATATAGCAAAACAAAAAAAGACGGTGACTCTACAGTAACAGTTAGTGCAAATGCAGACAGCATGGAAGAACTACACAAAGTATTGCAACTCGCAGGTATAACACTACCTAAAGGTGATAGCGAACCAGAAGCACATGATGAGCCAGAAGTACAAGATGAACCAGATCAGGAAGAAGATATGGTATTAGTTGCACCAGATAGTGAAGAAGGCGAAGATGAAATGCCATGTGGAACTAGTGATGCAGACGCTTCTTACTCAACAGACAAAGAAGTTTTAGTAAATTACCTCAAAGACAAACTTAAAAAAAGCATATCCTAAACCCTATACTATATAAATAGTAGTATGGCAAGAGGAACAGCAGATACCAGTCTGGTTAAACAGGGCTACAGTAAAGTAGCATATACACCAGATACAATAGAAGATTTTAAAAATTGTGCAGATCCTAAGAATGGACCTCTGTACTTTATGCTTAATCATGTAAAAATACAACATCCTACAAAAGGTGGAATATCTTTCGATCCTTTTGAATATCAATTAGACTTAATAGAAAATTATAATAACTTTAGATACAGTATCAACATGCTGGGTAGACAGATGGGTAAAACTACTGTAGCGGCAGGTTACTTGCTGTGGTATGCTATGTTTAAGCCTGACAGCACAATATTAGTTGCGGCTCATAAACAAGCAGGTGCTCAGGAAATTATGCAACGTATACGTTATGCATACGAAAGTGTTCCTGACCACATCAGAGCAGGTGTAACAGAGTATAACAAAGGTAGTATGAGTTTTGATAATGGTAGTCGTATTGTAGCAAGTACAACCACTGAAAACACTGGACGTGGTATGTCCTTAACACTAGTTTACTTAGACGAGTTTGCGTTTGTACCCCAACGTATTGCAAGTGAATTTTGGACCTCTCTATCTCCTACACTAGCAACAGGTGGTAAATGTATTATTACAAGTACACCTAATAGTGATGAAGACACTTTTGCAATGATTTGGAATCAAGCAAATAAATTATTTGATGAACACGGTAACGAACAAGAAGTAGGTGTAAATGGATTTAAGCCTATGTTATCCATATGGGATCAACATCCAGATAGAGATGCCGCATGGGCAACAGAAGAACGTGGTAGAATCGGTGAAGAACGTTTTAAACGTGAACACGAATGTGTATTTGTTATTTATGATGAAACATTAATTGACCCATTAAAACTATTAGAAATGAAAGGCAAGGAGCCTATACTTAAAAGTGGACAAACTAGATGGTATAAACATCCTACTCCAGAAGGTATATATGTATTGGCTTTAGATCCAAGTACAGGAACCGGTGGCGATAATGCCGCGATATCAGTTGTGGAACTCCCTAGTATGGTACAAGTTGCTGAATGGTGCCATAATAAAACTCCAATAGAAGGCCAAATAAAAGTATGTATGGAAATAATGCAATATATAAAAGACCAAGGTGCCCCTCAAATTTACTGGAGTGTTGAAAACAATGCTATAGGTGAAGCGGCATTAGTAGTAATTAGAGACACTGGAGAAGAAAACTTTCCAGGGGAAATGCTACATGAACCTAAAAAGATACAAGGTAAGAAAGGAAGACGTGGATACTATACAACTCACAAAAGTAAAATTGAATCTTGTTTAAATTTAAAACGACTCATTGAACATGATAAAATAAGTTTAAGAAGTAAAATGTTAATCAGTGAATTAAAAAACTTTGTGTCTACATCTAATACATTTAGAGCAAAGCCGGGGCAATCAGACGATTTAGTTATGAGTCTTGTATTGGCATTACGAATGACTGACTTTATTAGTACTTTTGAAGATGAAGTATATAACGCAGTTAACAGTGGTTTAGGTTGGGACGACTTTCAAGATGATGATGCAGACGATTGGGATCAACCGATGCCTCTAATCTGATGTCTTTCAAATATAAAGGTAAGTTAATATCTATACCTAATGGATATTCTGAAACAGATGTTTTAAAAAGTTTACAAAAAGGTAAAGATGTTTATTACACATCATTTCACAGTAACGAATATACTGAATATCTTCAAACACAAAATTTTCCTAATAGAAAAGATATTTTTAAAAAAGCAAAAGATAATGTTTATACAATAGAATTTAATTTAGAACTTATAATACAAAATGTTGTAAATGATAAATTTTATTTTACTATACCTAAGCATATTATAAATGATAGTAAAATTAAAATACTTATAGAATCTGTATGGTGTGATTTATTACCTACTATAAGCTCGTTTCAATCTAACGATAAAATATATTACAATATAATTCTTAATACAATTAATAAGTATAACTTACAAAAGGATAGGTTATGTATAGTTGGTCCATATGAAAACATTAAAGATATAGATGGTGTGTATTATATACCTTTTAATTATTTCTTTTTTATACAACCTCCTCAAAGCGAAGACGCTTTTAAGAACAGAGTAGAAGAGATAGAAAATAAGAGAAATAAAGAATATAAAATATTGTGTTTAAATCGTAAACCAAGAAGACATAGATTAAAATTATTTGAATTTGCTTTGAATAATAATTTACTAGAAAATAATTATCATACATTTGCTTGTACTAAAAAAGAAGTACAAGAATTAACACAAGAATATTATTCGTTCTTAGATACAGATATCTTACCGTACAATACAGATCTTACAGGAACAGAATATTCTGCTTCTTATTTACGAATAATTTCTAGACCTTCAAATATAAATTATGTAGATTTTATTACAGAAACGAGATATGAAGACAATGGCCCGGTAATGCTTTCAGAAAAAATCAGTCTACCTATAATTAATTTAACACCCTTTGTTTATATTTCTACTCCTGGAAGTTTAAAAGCCTTAAAAAATAAAGGGTATAAAACATTTAGTAAATGGTGGTCAGAAGAATACGATAATATTATAGATAATGACGAGCGTTTAAAAGCAATTTGTGAATTATATAAGGAAATGACCAATTGGACACATGACGAATGGAAAAACATAGTATATGAAATGAAAAACACTTTACTACACAATGCTAACTTATATAATAAACATTATAAAGAAGAACATTTGTATAAGGATGTAAACAATTACATTGAAATTTTTAATTTAGATAAATAGTATTATGTCAATTAATATAGAAACTGTAGCAGAAAAAACATTTAACATACTTAAAGGGTATGGTTACGAAATTCGTAGTTTTAATAAAGAGGGTGAGCAAGTTATCAATCCCAAGGAGGCAACACGATTTGCAGTTGCTGAACCTAATCTACTTGCACGAATAGATGTTAAAGAAAAAACATTAATGTTAGCAACCTCGGCAGATTTAAGTGAAAGTCCTATACGCGGAATGCTTAAAGAATTAGCACAAGATTACTTAATGAGCTTTGACTACAAAATATTTGACAAAAAAATTAAACCTAAGGGTGAAAAAATAGATATAAAAAGAAACGCGGAGACTGATATGGCAGAGGTTATGGAAGCAAGTTTAGGTAAAATGACTGGTAGCAGAAAATCCAGTTACCAGCCTCTAACTGATAGTGTTAAAATTATTGTTAGGCATAACAAAGACGTAAATGAAGAAGTACGTGGTGCCAGAAGCAGAAACATCCACAGTATACTAATACAACGTGGTGAAGAAAAATTTAAGATGGCAGAAAACAATTTATCTGCCGCAAG